TGCTCACACTGATTGATAGGTGCGGTGATGATGACAACCTCGCTTATAAGATGTACGAATACATTAAATCTTTCCCGTCCAAACTGAATCTGGACTTGGATTTGGATAATGCGTTCAGCCACCTGTTTAGAAAGGAGAAATCAACAAAAGAATAGCATAATGAAAGATTATATAGAATTTTTGAAAGACAAGATGGCAATCAGCCATCAGACTGGGTTTGAAGTCAGACCGGAAGAAATTTCCCCGTATTTATACCCTCATGTGAAAGATACAGTACGTTGGGCTATTTCCGGCGGTTGCAGGGCGATATTCTCCAGCTTCGGTATGCAGAAAACCGTAACCCAGTTGGAGATACTGCGGGTGATCCTGAACCGCACAGGAGGCAAAGGGTTGATAGTTTGCCCCAAGCGTGTAGTAGTGGAGTTCCTGACACAGGCCGAAAAGCATCTGGGTATGAAAGTGACCTATGTACGTACTATGCAGGAGGTGAAGCAATGTCCGACCAATATCATGGTGACAAACTATGAACGTGTCCGTGACGGCGAGGACGGAATAAGAATAGAACCTTCCTACTTTACCGTTACCTCATTGGATGAAGCGAGCGTGTTACGTGGATTCGGAACCAAGACCTATCAGGAGTTTCTTCCTCTGTTTGCAGAAGTTCCGTACAGGTTTGTTGCCACTGCCACGCCATCACCCAACAGATACAAGGAACTGATACACTATGCCGGCTACCTTGGAGTGATGGATACCGGGCAGGCACTTACAAGGTTCTTCCAGCGTGACAGCACGAAGGCGAACAATCTTACCCTCTATCCCCACAAGGAGAAGGAATTCTGGTTATGGGTAAGTACATGGGCGTTGTTCCTCACCAAACCGTCTGATTTAGGTTATCCCGATACAGGATATGAGTTACCAGAGTTACGGGTACATGAAGAAGTCGTGAGTGTGGACAACTCCACTGCCGGCACCGACCGTGACGGACAGGTGAAAATGTTCCGTGAGGCTGCTCTAGGCCTTGCTGATGCAGCTAAGGAACGTCGGGACAACATGCAGGAAAAGATTGCCCGTGTGGTAAAGATTATCAATCGCCCGGAAAACAAAGACGACCATTTCCTTTTATGGCATGACTTGGAGGCTGAACGTGAGGCACTCTGCAAGGCAATTCCCGGATGTAAGGCTGTGTATGGCTCGCAAGATGATGAGGAAGCCGACAGAGTGATAGCGGATTTCAAAGACGGCCGTCTGAAATATCTGGCCGCCAAACCTGAAATGCTTGGTGAGGGTTTGAACTTCCAGTACCACTGCCACAAGGCAATCATGTTTATTGACTACCGTTTCAATGACAAGTTTCAGGCAATAGCCCGTATCTACCGGTTTATGCAGCAGCATCCCGTAGACCTTTACTTGGTGTATGCCGAAAGCGAAGGTGAAATATTCAAATCATTCATGCAGAAGTGGGCGCAGCACCGCCAGATGGTAGCCAAGATGACCGATATAGTCCGCAAGAACGGTTTGTTCGGCTTGCAGGCAGAGGAAAAGATGATGCGCTGGATGTTCGCCAGTCGGGAAGAGAAGTCCGGCAAACTGTGGAAAGCTATCAATAATGACAATGTACTTGAATGTCAGAAGATGGAAGATAATTCGGTAGACCTGATTGTAACCAGTATTCCGTTCTCCAACCACTACGAATATACGCCTACCTATAATGATTTCGGGCATAATGAAGACAACGGCAAGTTCTTTGAGCAGATGGACTATCTCACCCCGGAGCTTATGCGTATTTTAAAGCCCGGCCGGTTGGCCTGCATCCATGTAAAGGACCGTGTACTGTTCGGCAACGTTACGGGTGACGGTATGCCCACCATCGATCCGTTCAGCGAAATGACAGTGTTCCATTATCTGAAGCACGGGTTCCGCTACATGGGGCGTATTACAGTGGATACGGATGTGGTGAGGGAGAACAACCAGACTTATCGGCTTGGATATACAGAGATGTGCAAGGACGGTTCAAAGATGGGTATCGGTTGCCCGGAATATGTTCTTCTCTTCCGAAAGTTGCCTTCTGATACCTCACGAGCCTATGCTGATTTGCCGGTGACAAAGAATAAGAGTGAATACTCGCTTGCCCGTTGGCAGATAGATGCCCATGCAAGTTGGAAATCTTCTGGTAACTCTCTATTGAGCTGTGAGGACATGAAAGGAGCCGGAATAGATAAGATACGCCATCTGTTCAGGAACTACGAACGTGAACATATATATAACTACGAGGAACATGTATCATTCGCTGAAGAATTGGAAATATACGGAAAGCTGCCTAAAACATTTATGGCCGTTGACCCTGTAAGCAAGAAAGATTGGATATGGGATGATGTCACCCGTATGCGCACGCTCAATACCAAGCAGTCACAGAAGAAACGGCAGAACCACATCTGCCCTTTACAGCTCGATATCGTTGAAAGACTGATTGAACGGTATTCAAACAAGGGTGAGTTGGTGTTTGACCCCTTCGGAGGTATCGGCACAGTACCTTATTGTGCCATCAGACTGAAACGTAAGGGATTATCTACTGAACTAAATTATGACTATTGGAAAGACAGTCTTTCATATCTGTATGAGGCGGAGATGGAAGTTAGCGCACCCACATTGTTTGATTTGATGGACAGTGCCGTATGAACATCTATCATACAGAACCCAGATTCGACTGCGAGAAATTCGCTCCATGCGGGCGCATCTCCCTGCACAAATGCCGGAAGTACAAAGGCAGACTGGATGAATGCAGGGGATGTACGCTTGTACGCCGTAAAACTAAGACGGTTGCAGGTACGGAAGCCGGAAGAAAGGTTTGTCCACATTGCGGACGTTCCCTTCCGCTTCACCGGTTCTATAACAGGACTGTCAGATATGAGGATAAGGAATACCGATGTCTCACCTCCTGGTGCAAGATGTGTATGAGCGAAGTCGCAGCGGAAAGGAATCGTAATAATTAATTTAAAAATCTAATGAAAAACGTAACGAAAATAGCCAAGAAATCAGCCGGACTTAGCCAAAAATGTTCTGTATGTCCGATTATGAAAAGGTGTACTTTAGAGATCCATAGAGCTTGTTTTGACAGCTTTGTGGAGGGGTTCAAAAAAGATGTTAAAGCTACGGAAAAAGAAATGAATAAAAAATTCAAAGCGGAACAGAAATGAACAAGAAAGAGCAGCAAGCAATCGACTTTCTTCGCAGTATGGAACGTGACGATCTGCTATCACTCGGATTCTCCGGAGGTAAGGATAGTGTAGTTATACTTGACCTTGCTGAACGTGCAGGCATTAAGTATAATGCGATCTACGCTAACACCACAGTAGATCCACCGGGCACGATTAGCTTTATAAAGAAAAACTATCCGCAAGTGAGGATAATACACCCGGAAAAATCTTTTTTTCAGTTAATCGAAGAAAAAGGTTTCCCTTCCCGATTACGTAGGTTCTGTTGTGAGAAGCTGAAAGAGCGATACGGAATTGGTAAGCGAAGTATTGAAGGAATGAGAGCTTCCGAGAGCAGGAACCGAAGAGATTATGAGCCGGAGCAGTGTGATACAAGAAAATGGATGAAAGGAGCGAAGCATATTCTTCCTATTCTCACATGGTCGGAAGAAGATGTTTGGAATTACATTCGTGAACGCGGTTTACCGTATTCAAAGTATTACGACGCTCCGTATAACCTTTCTCGGCATGGTTGTGTAGGTTGTCCGCTCTGCAATTACAGGCAGATGCAGTTGGAGTTTAAGATGTTTCCCGGATATGCAAAACGAGTGATTGTAGCCGTTGAAAGATATATGAACACTCACCCCAATAATTTCCTTTCTCGCAATTTTGCAGATGAATATGAAGCTTTCTATTACTACATTAATGAGATATCTATTGCGGATTTTCAGGAACAAAAGAAAGGGTTGTTTAGATTTAGCTCAAGGGAAGTTATCAAAAGAGAAATTTTAAATCAATTAACGTAAAACAATATAGAAAGGAATTAATATGAAAAGTCAATTTATTCAAGACGTAGAGGCATTTGCTAAAGAAATGGCAGTACGCCTACCTAAGACTCATGAAGGTGGAATTATAATAATGGCTACCGATAACAATGACATAGCGAAGTGTATTATAGCCAGACCATCGCATCTAAAAGAATTAGTTGAGCACATGCTAACTGATGAAAAAATACAAAGCGATATTTTGGAAATCATATCAGAATACGATAGTGAATAACCCTCAAAACAGGAACAGAAATGAAAAAGACTTTTAAACAATGAGCTAAACAGGATAAAGATTTGGATGTTTTTTGTGCCCAGGTGATTATATTGACGAAAGGTTATACAACTACATAGCGGATATCATACCTCCTGCATATTGCTCAAGAGACCTTATGCAAAGATGCGATGCCATTAAAAATGAAGGCGATGTATTATATTACATCACAGTGTACAGAACCGATGATAATCAGTACTTATATCTCGGTGTTTTACCAGAATTTAAACAGATTAGAAAATAGTAATTATTGCATGGACATAATGATTCTATTCTGAGACAACCTATGAGTATCTGTTGAAACACATACAAAACATTTTTTTGTGTCGTTAGTACTCAAGTGCCCCACAGAATGATTATCTTTAAATAATATCCCTTCCCTGTTAGTATAAGCAGATAGAATCCTAATGGATATACTATTGATATCTAAGTCTTTAAAATCTGGTAATCGATAAGATATCGTTATGCTTTTTTGCCCTTTTTCAAAAAGGGTAAATGGAGTTATCCCATCACAAATGGATGCATGGTTTTCCTTACTATAATGTCCCAGACTATTTGTATCTAATAAAATAGATGCATTGGTGATAGTAGCAGTTTGATTTCCTATGTTTGTATAAAGAAGACAAACTTTTAATTCGTTATTTTCAATTAGAGCACCAGATATAGTTAAAGCAATCCCTTCCGTTTTCTTAAAATATTGTCTATAGCAATTATAGACAGTAACCGATACAGCGATGATAGATAAAAATAAAGATACAATATCCATAATTACGAGTTTTTGCAAACTTACTAATAAAAACTAACATTCTAATAATAAAATGCAAAAGAATAAGTGGAATAAAGAAGAAAGGAGAATAACCATGACCGAAGAACTTGTAACATTAGAAACAGCGGAACTGTTGAAAGAGAAAGGATTTTCAGGAAGAAAATATATTATAGATGTTTCCACTTTGCCCCATTGTTACAAATTTTTATCCGTTCCTCCGCAATCCATCGCTCAAAAGTGGTTACGTGAAACTAAGAACCTGCATATCGAAATACCCTATATGTATGGAAATTATTGGATATATGATATATTAACAATTCCGAATCACGACTTAGTAGGATTGTCTAACAGACCTATTATCCATTATAATACCTACGAAGAAGCACTTGA